AAAGGTATTCAGCAAGGCCGCTTGCCTTTCCTGCTTGGCCTGTTGCTTGGCAGCGGCTGGTCTTGCCCTTGTGCCAGTAGGCGGCGGGCATTCTCGGCAGCTTGACGGGCTTCGGCGAGGGAAACAGTGGGATAAGTGCCGATAGATAGGGTTTTCTGTTTGCCGTTAAACCTGAAATTCAGATGCCAGTATTTCCCGCCGTTTGGTTTGCACACCAAGGCCAAGCCGCCGCCATCAGACAATTTCCGAATAGTGGCGGTAGGTTTTAAATTCCTTAATTTGGCGGTCGTTTAGCGGCATTTGTTGGTAAAATTTTAGGGGATTGTTGGTACTACCAGCAATTTTACCAACACAATCAGGTCTATTCAATTACACGGTATTGTATAGCTTCGGCTGCGGCATCTTCAGGCTGATAGATAAATAATACCGTTTATAAATAATATGTTGGTCTATCGTATTAGATGGTATTGTACGGTATTAGACAAGAAAAAAGCAGCCTTTCGGGGCTGCTTTTTTGTGAAGGTAGTGCGACGGAAAGACGCGAACTGATTACCTAGTGCTTTGAAATATAAAAATATTTAGAAATCCATTTTCAAAAGCACCAACATTTTGCACGGGGTAGGATTTTTCAGGCCGCATTTTCAGCGGTAAGCTTTAATCGCCAAACTGGATTTTAAGGCCATCTGAAATATCGTCGATAGGGGATGAATTTTCCGTATTCCTACTTTTTTAAACACCAGTTTTAAGAATTTATCTCATTTAATACCATTTGATTTTATATGTTATTGTTTTACATATATTTCATAAATTTCCCCTTTATATATTTCATATAGCGCAAAAAGCGGTAGGAAAGGTAGGAAAAGTAAGAATCACTTTTAAATTCATATTGTTACATCATTTTAAAAGTAGGAAAACGGTAGGAATCAGGTAGGAATCAGGTAGGAATCGGGGTAGGAATCGGGGTAGGAAAAACAACAAAAACAGGTAGGAAAACAAAGGGGGAGGCGGGCAGGTAATCCATGCCCGCCCTTTGAAAAGGCGGTTTAATATCCCGCCCGCTCTGCCTCATACTCTGCCCTGTATTCGGATGGCGGAATATCCCCTTCTAAGCAATACATACGCCTGACTTCCACACCCAACAAATCAATAGCCTTTTTCGGCAGTTTGTAGCGGTTGTTTTTACCATCTTTCAACATCCAGCCTTCGGCAGAAAAGGCACGGCAAATGCCTTGTCCTTCTTCGACAAGGCTTTGTTTTTCTTGTGTTTCATTTCAGCCCGCTTCTGTCAACTCCGGCCAAATCAAATGCCAGTCATCAGGACGCAAGTCTTTTCGATTCACTGCGCCTCCGGTTAATTTTTCAATCTGCACACACCGAATGATCGGGGGCGGCGTTCCTTTTTTATTCCAAGCCCACACCGTCGGTTGTTTAACTCCGATCGCCCGTGCAAGTCGGGATTCATTCCCAAAATAATCAACTGCTTTTTGGATACTCATAGCCAGTTACTCAATTAAATAGCTGCATTATAACTAATACTTATATTAAATACAACTATTGCCTTTTATAGGTTATGCCTTTTATTATCGATTACCAATGCTTATGCGCAATTGGATCGGAGATAAAAATGTTTTCAGGCGTACAGTTAGGACAAGCAATATCAGAAGCGATTAAGAGAAAAAATGTCAGTCAAAAGGAGGTTGCCGATCATTTTGGGGTGAAACAGCCAAGCGTTTCGGGTTGGATAAAAAATGGAAGAATAGATAAAAAACATTTAGATAAATTAATTGATTATTTCTCAGACGTAGTAACGCCAAGCCATTTCGGCATTGAAACATTCAAAGTCTTAAAATCGAATGAAGAAAGTAGCATACGTTTCCCCCGCTTAAATGCCGAAGCGACCTGCGGCGCAGGCACGATTAACGATCACTATATCGAGGTTGTGGATTATGTAACCGTTGCCGCCGCATGGGCTCGGGAGAAACTGGGCGGGAACCTGAACAAAATCCAAGTCATCACAGCCCGGGGCGATAGCATGGAGCCCACCATCGAAAACGGCGACGTAATGTTCGTCGATACCGCCATCGAAACCTTCGAGGGCGACGGCCTCTACCTGCTTTGGTATATAGACGGCCTGAAGGCCAAGCGGCTGCAATCCACCGTCGGCGGCGGCCTGATGATCATCAGCGACAACAGTTCATACCGAACCGAAACCGTGCGCGGCGAAGATTTAAACGCCGTACACATCATCGGACGCATACGCGGCGCATGGCGTTTGAGCCAGTTCTAGGCCGCGTCTTCTGGTGGAGCGTGCTGGATTGATTTTATTCCCCCGATTTCGAGGGAATTAAAACCAAGCCTGCGCGTGTCGGATGACTTCGTAAGATTACCGATTTACACAAAGTGTCATTTTCATAGGGCAAAGAAAAGAAATGTTGCAGATACAGACAATAATGGATCGTGCAGAGCAAGGCATTACCTCGCCATTCATCTGTATGGCGGAGAATAGTCTGGAATATTTCGTCAAAGGGCTGCACGCCACCCGTGCGAGCCAAATAAACGAATGGATAGGTGGAAACATGGCGCAGGCTTTAAGTTTGCCCGTCGCCCCGTTTGACCTGTTGGAAGTCGGAGAAGAGCTGTACGAAGAATTACCCGCAAGGATGAAGGAAATCGGCAAAGGCATCTGTTTCGGCTCGCAGGCGCAAAAAGGCTACGCGTTGCTCGAACCGGCGGACATCCCCCGAATCGATATAGTTATGCAGCGGCAAATCGCCACCTTCGATTGGTTTATCCGCAATGAAGACAGAACAATCGGCAACCCTAACCTTTTGTATAGAAATTGCGACAATCCCCTGATCGTCATCGACCATAACTGCGCCTTCGACACCGACTTCAATTCAAAAAACTTCCTGCAAAATCATATTTTCTCATCGGCATTTAAACAGGTTTTGGAAGACTGGGTGCTTCAGGAAGAGATGGAATTATGGCTGAAAAGCGCATTGCCCGCCTACAGAAAAGCGTGTGATAATCTGCCGCCGGAGTGGGCATGGGCAAACGAAGAGCGCGACCTGCTCGCCGCCTATAACCGCAGCCACACCGACGAAACCGTCCGCCGCATCGATAACGGAACACTTTGGAGCATCTCATGAACCAATATGCCATGCGTTTTGCCGTCATACGGTTTATGCCCTATGTCCAAACGCGCGAATTTGCCAACATCGGCATCATCATAACCCACCCTCAAAGCGGCTACTTCGACTTTAAAATCGAACAGCGCTACAGCAGATTGAGCCGTTTTTTCCGCCACTTCGAGCCGTCCGTCTATAAAGCGGCAACCCATGCCTTTGCAGAAGAATTACAGCGGATTGGAAAACTGGCGGCATACTCCGCGCCCGATCAGATACGCGCCATGCTCGACCATCTGACCCGCCCGCGCGAAGCCCTGATTATGGCCACCCAACCGGGCGTAACCCTCGCCCCCGACAGGGAGCAGGAACTGAACCGCCTGTTTGATTATTATGTCGCCCACAGCTTTGCCAAAAGCCAACCCGAAGCAGAACTTACCCGCCAAATACAGGCAATGTTAAAGCCGCTTCAGACGGTATACCCCTTCAAAGAAAGCACAATCGGCGACCCGTCAGGCTTTCACGCCTCCATCCCCTTAGTACAAAAGGCGGAAAACGGCGAAATACGGAAAATCATCAAGCCGATATATTTCGGACAAAAAGACCCTGCCGACATCTATCACAAGTCGGATAAGTGGATTGCCAGCATAAAACGGTTGCGGCGCAGCGGATACATCGACCGATCCGAAATATTGTTTGCCTACGAGCCCCCGGAGCATCCCGACAAGGCACAACAAAAGGCATTGCTTGACGTGTTGGGCGATCTAAAGGAGCAACGCATACAGCTTGCCCACAATCGGGACGACGACGCAATCATCAGAAACTTTGCCTCCGCCTGATTGCCCCGTTTTTAATTATGGCGAATTTGCCGCAATTAAAGCCAAGCCGGATTAAAACCGCTGCCTTGCAGCGGCTATTTAAAAAATTACCGATTTACACCAAATGTAAATTTCAGGCCGTCTGAATTTCAGGCGGCCTTTTTCACGCCCTGCCGAACCTGAAACAACACAAAACCAGCACAACCGCCCGAAAGGCGGTTTTTTTCAAACTTTTTTCTTTTTAAAATCAAAATAATAAGCATATATGAATAAAATATAACTATTGCATATTGATTAAATATAGGTAATAGTTATAATACACCCATCGAAACAAAACAACCAAGGAAACGAAGATGGAAGCGATAGTCAGCTACTGCAATGCCATGAGTTACCACCAACCGGCCACCCATTTCGTCTATGTTGGCGAAATTGGCAAACGCAGTGACGAATGGGTGCTTCGCACCGCAGCCCGTCAAATCAACTGGGACGGGAGTCTTACTGAAAAAGAAATGGGTCCGCTCGAAATCATCGGCTACAAACCATGCGTGGATTAAAAAAGACGAAAAATATGAACCTCTACATCGAAAACCCCGCCATCGCACGGGCGGCGGCAGATAACGAAAGAAGACAGGCGGAATCTGACGCGGCGGAACCCGGCCGCCCCTGTAAAATCTCCCCCGTTTACCCGGACGGAGACAATCATGGAAGCCAAACTGGACGACAACATGACCCTCATAGTAAAAATTAGCAACAGCGAGCCCGTAGAACTGGTCAACAACATCACCGTCAACTACTACGAAGCCAACACCGTGCAAAACCGCGCGCGGCAGGAAAAAAGCGTACATTTTTAGAGCGGTACGCACCGCGCCCGGATTTCCCCGCGCGAATATCCGTATCAAAGAAACGTTTTTGGTGGAAAAAAGAAGAAATCGAAGGATGGCTAGACCGCCAAAAAGAAAAACGCCCGATGATGTGATTTGCACCACATTTGCACCAAGCGGCATATAACATCATGAAAGATATAAAAATTTTGGTGCGGACGGAGAGACTCGAACTCTCACACCTCTCGGCGCCAGAACCTAAATCTGGTGCGTCTACCAATTTCGCCACGTCCGCTTTGTATTGTAAGAGAAGGCGCGATTATACGGAAAATGAGCCGATTTGCAAATCAGATTGTATCCGTTTACCGTTTGGCTTGAAAATTTGCCGAAACGGGCTATATTGTCGGCTAGTTTTTTCGGCCGTCTGAAACGGTTTCAGACGGCCTGTTTTTATCGAAAGAATTTTGAATATGTCTGAAGTATTGGTGCGCGATTATCTGCAAACGCAGGGTTTGAAGCTGGCAGCAGGTGATGTGGCCGTGGCCCGTTTGGCGGCGGAAACAGTGATGAATATGGGGCAGGCCGAGATAGATAGGTCTGTATTGTGGGGGAATGGAAACGAGGCTTGCGCGGCCGACTATTTTACATGCGATGAAACGACGGAGCAGATTTTAAAACAGGTTTTTATGGCTTTGGACTCCACCTGGGAGCAATCGGCGGCGCAATCGGCGGCGGTGTATGTGCTGCTGCCCGAGCAGTCAGGCTTGCTGCGGCTGTCGCAGCAGGGGCGGCCGGTTGAAGCCTTATTGAAGTTGGACGAAGAGGCGGAAGCGGCTTATCTGCCGAGCCGGACGGCTAACCGGGGCTGGTTGAATTTGGTTGAAGATACTGCCCGTTGGTTGGAGGCCGGTGAAATTTCGGGCGAACATCATGCGCGGAACGGTAGTCAGATGTCGCTGCCCGTCTGTTTGGAAAACGGCCGTGTTTTGGGCGTGATTCAAGTGGAAGCGGCGCAAAAAAACGGCTTCGATGAAACGGAAACGGCGCAGGCATTGTGGGTGGCATTGGCTTTGGCTTTGGCGGCACCGTTGGCCGCCTTACTGGGTGCGGGGGAAGAAGATGAGTAAATTGAATTTTGTCGCTGCCTGCCGCCTGCCGACCGAATGGGGCGTGTTTACCCTGCACGGTTTTGAGGATGAAAACGGACAGGAACATGTAGCATTGACGATGGGCGATGTTTCAGACGGTCTTCCGGTACTGGCACGGGTGCATTCCGAATGTCTGACCGGGGATGCGCTGTTTTCGCGCAAGTGCGACTGCGGCCCGCAGCTTCAGGCCGCGATGCAGGCGGTGCAGCGTGAAGGCCGCGGGGCGATTGCCTACCTGCGGCAGGAGGGGCGCGGCATTGGTTTGATCAATAAAATCCGTGCCTACCGCCTGCAGGATCAGGGCTTGGATACGGTGGAGGCCAATTTGGCTTTGGGCTTGCCGGTCGATGCCCGCGATTTCGGTTTGGCACAGCAGATTTTCGCCCATTTGGGCATACGGAGCGTCCGGCTGCTGACCAATAATCCCGACAAAGTGGAGACACTGCGTTCTGCGGGTATAGAGGTTGCCGAACGCGTGCCCCTGCATGTGGGCGAGAATGCGGAAAACGAACATTATCTGCACACCAAAGCGGAAAAACTGGGGCATATGTTCTGATGTTGCAGATTTTGCGCGTTAAATAAAAATATGATTGGGAGGCCGTCTGAAAACAGGCGGCACATTTTTTTTACCGATACGGGCTTGAATTTGCCTGCGGCAACCCTATTTTGCCCGTCGTTGAGTCGGAATGCATGATGCGTCCGGCCTTTGGATTGCCCGCAAGGGCTTGTTTGTTTTCATTTTGGAGTACACACATGACCATCCGTCCTTTACACGACCGCGTCGTCGTCAAACGCTTGGAAGCTGAAGAGAAAACCGCATCAGGCATCGTCCTGCCGGGCGCAGCCGCTGAAAAACCCGACATGGGCGAAGTGATCGCCGTGGGTGCGGGCAAAATCGGTAAAGACGGCAACCGCCGTCCGCTGGATGTCAAAGTCGGCGACAAAATCATCTTCGGCAAGTACAGCGGCCAAACCGTAAAAGCCGACGGCGAAGAGCTGTTGGTGATGCGCGAAGAAGACATCTTCGGCATCATAGAATAAGTTTTGATTTTTTTTAATTTAACGCCTTATGAATGAAAGGAAAGAATAACATGAGCTTACAATGTAAAAATCTACCAGCATTAGAAGCTTTTTTGGAGGGGAAGGGTGCCGTATCAAGACCTATTGATCATGGGAAGCAGTTTTCTTTACCAAGTGGGTTGCTTGTTAATGTTTTTGATAAGGGAACTGTAACTTTTCAAAACCATGCGGACAAGAGTGTTGAAGTCTCTGAAATTGAGAAATTCATTAATAAATTGTAAAGGAATCAAAACATGGCAGCAAAAGACGTACAGTTCGGTAACGAAGTCCGCCAAAAAATGGTCAGCGGCGTGAACACTCTGGCAAACGCCGTCCGCGTAACCTTGGGCCCTAAAGGCCGCAACGTAGTGGTTGACCGCGCATTCGGCGGCCCGCACATCACTAAAGACGGCGTTACCGTCGCTAAAGAAATCGAACTGAAAGACAAATTCGAAAACATGGGCGCGCAAATGGTGAAAGAAGTGGCGTCCAAAACCAACGACGTAGCGGGTGACGGTACCACTACCGCTACCGTATTGGCTCAAGCCATCGTAGCGGAAGGCATGAAATACGTGACCGCCGGCATGAACCCGACCGACCTGAAACGCGGTATCGACAAAGCCGTTGCCGCTTTGGTTGAAGAGCTGAAAAACATCGCCAAACCTTGCGATACTTCCAAAGAAATCGCACAAGTCGGCTCGATTTCCGCCAACTCTGACGAACAAGTCGGCGCGATTATTGCCGAAGCGATGGAAAAAGTCGGCAAAGAAGGCGTGATTACCGTTGAAGACGGCAAATCTTTGGAAAACGAATTGGATGTCGTCGAAGGTATGCAGTTCGACCGCGGCTATCTGTCCCCTTACTTCATCAACGATGCGGAAAAACAAATCGCTGCGCTGGACAATCCGTTTGTTTTGCTGTTCGACAAAAAAATCAGCAACATCCGCGACCTGCTGCCTGTTTTGGAACAAGTGGCAAAAGCCAGCCGTCCGCTCTTGATTATCGCTGAAGACGTAGAAGGCGAAGCCTTGGCGACTTTGGTCGTGAACAACATCCGCGGTATCCTGAAAACCGTTGCCGTTAAAGCCCCGGGCTTCGGCGACCGCCGCAAAGCCATGTTGCAAGACATCGCCATCCTGACCGGCGGCACCGTGATTGCCGAAGAAGTCGGCCTGTCTTTGGAAAAAGCTACTCTGGAAGACTTGGGTCAAGCCAAACGCATCGAAATCGGTAAAGAAAACACCACCATCATCGACGGCTTCGGCGACGCAGCCCAAATCGAAGCGCGTGTTGCCGAAATCCGCCAACAAATCGAAACCGCGACCAGCGATTACGACAAAGAAAAACTGCAAGAGCGCGTTGCCAAACTGGCAGGCGGCGTGGCAGTAATCAAAGTCGGTGCCGCTACCGAAGTCGAAATGAAAGAGAAAAAAGACCGCGTAGAAGACG